TTATATCCTTTAGAAGAGGTAGTTAAAGACACGGGAGTTTGTTACTTTAACAATACGGTGGCTTACGCTATGGCCTATGCGATATGGAAAAAGGCTGAAAAGATTTGTTTATATGGCATAGACTTCACATATAAAAATGTAAACATGGCAGAGTCAGGCAGAGCTTGTGTAGAGTTTTGGTGTGCTACAGCGATATCCAAAGGTATCAAGATTGAGGTTGCACATCGATCTGGACTCTTAGACACCAACGTCCCCGATAACGAAAAGTTATATGGATATCATAGATTAGAAGATCCCTTGGTTCAGACAGTTAAGGATGGAAGTCTTCTAATAACCAAACAATCCAGTATCGATCCACCTGAACCTGTTGAGAGTGAGCCTATTATCTTTGGGAGACACGACCATGTTTGACCTTAATGTTGGATCTGTAGGATCTGTCAGCGTTGTATCATCTGACAACGGTGGACTATCCAACGATCAAATTGCAGATATGTTAGCCACTAAACTAATATATATATCAGATGGGGCACCAGAGCCAATACGATTGCAGGCCGAGGCTTTTCAAGACAGAGTCAGGAACCTGGCACAATATTATATAGAGTTGGCGAGAAAAGAAGAACGTGCTAGTATTTGCGCCAGGGTCCGTGAGGCGGGTCAACATCAACTAGCTGACGCTATAGGGAGACTATAATGGCAATAGCACAAGCAATGTGTACCGCATTCAAACAGGAATTGATGTTGGGTACGCACAATTTTGCAACGAACGGTAATGCTTTCAAGCTTGCTTTGTATGCGGAAAGCAGTGGTGGAAAGTCTAGCACTACGGCTACTTTGGGAGCCACTACCACGGCATTCACCACTACAGGTGAGGTTGCTTCTAGCGGTACATACGCAACAGGTGGTGGCACACTTACCAAAGTTGCTCCAACTACTTCTGGCACAACGGCTCTTACAGATTTTGCTGATCTTAGTTTTACTACAGCCACAATCACTGCGATGGGCGCTTTAATTTACAACAGCACAAATAGCAACAAAGCTGTGGCTGTGTTAGATTTTAGCTCTAACAAAACATCTACGTCAGGGACTTTTACTATCCAGTTTCCTACAGCAGATGCGAGTAATGCGATTATACGAATAGCCTGATGAGGTAGCCTATGTCGTTACAAGGATGGGGAAGAGGCGGCTGGGGTGAAGGCGCTTGGGGGCAACCAATCCCTGTTTCTCCAACTGGGGTTGCTGGAACCACTGCTTTAGGATCGGTTGTAGCGCAAGGCGTACAAACTGTTGCGGTAACAGGAGTTTCGGCCACAGGTTCGGTAGGCAGCGTTAGTTTCACTCTTGGATCGACTTTTGCTGTAACGGGCAATGCTGGTACATCAGCGGTTGGAACAGTAACACCTTTAGGGATTATATCTTTTGCTGTAACGGGAGTATCAGCAACAGCATCAGCAGGCACAGGAACAAGTGCACCTATTCAATCTTTAGGGTTCTCTGTGACAGGAGTATCAGCAACGGGGTCAGTTGGAGAAGAAAATCTTTACAGACCAATTGTTCCTTCACAAAGACCAGGTTGGACAGAAATAGCAGCGTAAGGACGAGAAAATGGCAAGCACCTATGTAAACAATCTTAGACTTAATGAACTGGGTACTGGCGATGGTTCCGGCACTTGGGGGACTACAACCAACACTAATCTTGAACTGATTGGCGAGGCACTTGGGTTTGGCACTGATGCTATAGCAACCAATGCTAATACTCATGCAAGCGATGTAGCTGACGGATCAACTGATCCAGTTAGATCAATGTACATTAAATATACTGGTGCTTTAGATTCTGACTGTACCATTACCATCGGTCCCGACAATATAAGTAGAGTTCACATCATTGAGAACGCTACAACAGATAGCGGCTCTAGTGGACCGTACAATATTATTATTAAACAAGGTTCAGGCTCAACTGTAACTATACCTAATGGTCAAGTGATTATGGTATATCTTGACGGTGCTGGCAGTGGTGCAAAAGTTGTGAATGCTTTGACTAATCTAAACGCAACACACGGTCAACTTGCTATTGGTCAAGATGCAGATGCGGATGACTTAACAGGAGACAGCGCGGTAGGTCGTTTGACACTGGGTGCGGGTGAAGATCTGAATCTTTATCACGGTGGCACTAACTCTTACATCGTCAATGATACAGGTGATCTAATTATAGATACCGCCGGGGACATTCAACTTGACGCTGCTGGTAATGATTTTAAGTTTTTGGCTGGTGGGACAGAGATACTGAATATTACCAACTCATCAAGTGATGTTGTGATTAAGCCCGTTGTGGATGCAAAAGATATTATCTTTCAACAACGGGATGGTACTGCTGTAATGACAGTAGAGGACGATGTTTCTTTAGCCATTAACAATGATATTACAGTAGCGGGTAGAGCAGTTGGTAGCCAAGATGCTGATCAAGCTACTGGTTCTGATGGTGGCACAATCACTATGAACTTAGCCGATCATAACAACTTTGAAGTAAGTGTAGGACACACTGTTACGCTTACATTTAGTAATCAAGCGGTAGGACAAACTGGATGTATTTTCTTAGATAAAACTAGCGCAAGTGCTGTGAGTTTCAATACAATAATAGCGATTAATGCAAGTTCACAAGCGGCTTTGTCTACTGCTGGGGTTTATCTACTAACATACATGGTAAAAGCAGCTTCAGGCACAGGAAGTATTTTAGTTTCTGTATCAGGCGCATTAACGGCAGATGGGTAAGAGTAATACAGTATGAGCTTACTACACGGAGTTGGTTCAGGTCTTGGTGGTTCAGGCGATGCTGGCGGTGCGCTAGGTTCGTTCTTTAGTCACACCGTTGACCATTCTTTGCGCCTTAATGGGACCGATGCTTATTTAAGTAAAACTAATTTTGGAACCGCCACAAATACATCTAAACGGACATTTTCAACATGGATCAAAACTTGCGATGATAGCTACTCTAGCTATGACCATATTGTAGGTGCAGGGTCTAGTAATATTGACGGATTTGGGTTTGACTCCAACGCAAAATTTGCATTTTTGCGAGCTGGTGCGGATATTCAAACAGGAACAGCCCAAATAAGAGATGTCAGCGCTTGGATGCATGTCATGTTTACTTGGGACTCTACTGCTGGGAATTGGTACATCTACATAAACGGAGTGCAAGATTCAACAGGTACTGCGAGTGCAGCACTGACTAAACTAGGTCAGAGCGGTCAGACCAACACAATCGGAAAGCGAAGCAACGCTGGACAGTATATACATGGCTATTTGGCCCAAACAGTTTTTCTTGATGGTACAATTGGCAGTGTTAGTGATTTCGGAGAAACTAAAGATGGTATATGGATACCTAAAGATATTTCAGCCGCTGGTCTTACGTTTGGCACTAACGGATATTTTTTAGATTATGCGGATAGCAGTGATTTAGGGAAGGATGTCAGTGGGCAAGGTAATCATTGGACCTCAAACAATCTAGCTGCTGAAGATCAAGTGCCAGATAGCCCGACCAACAACTTTGCTGTATTAAATGTATTGGACAAGAGTATTGGAAGTCCTACTATATCAGAGGGTAACTTAAAAATTAGTGGTTCTGGCAGTGGGTATGATGGCACTTACGCAACAATAGCTGTTACATCAGGTAAGTGGTATGCAGAGTTTTTGTATATTTCTGGCGATAATAGAGGATTTTTTGGGATTGCTCGTGAGGAGCGTTTATCTTACGTAAATTCCGGTTCTTATCTTGGTAACATCCTTGATACCTATGGATTAGATTTTAGGGCAAGGGCATACACTGGTACTAATGCTACAAGCTCCAGCGGTGTACAGTTATTTGATCAGACAAACTTTGATACTGGTGATATAGGGCTTCTATGCTTTGATGTTGACGCTGGAAAGCTTTGGTTTGGACGTAGAGATGTGAGTGGCTCCACGACTATTTGGTATGACTCAAGCGGCAATAATAATGGCGACCCATCTGCTGGTTCTAATCCGACATACACATTTACAGCAACAGGCAGCACTTGGTATATAGGATGTCACGATTATGCTGGTACAGGTCTTATGGCAAATTTTGGTCAGGACGGTAGTTTTGCAGGTGAAATTACTTCTCAAGGTGTGTCTGATGCGAATGGCATAGGAGATTTTAATTATATAGAAGATGGTTTCTTAGCCCTCTGCACATCTAATCTCCCCGACATAACTATCGGCCCCGGACAAGGCACTCAAGCTGACGATAATTTTAACACCGTGTTGTGGACGGGCAATGGTACTGATGGTAGAACCATAACAGGGGTAAATTTTGCTGCTGATATGGTGTGGGTAAAATCTAGAAGTGTAGCTAGAAGTGCTCAGATTCAAGATATTGTTCGTGGATTTAACGATGGGACGAAAGTTTTACGGCCTAACAAAAACGCAAAAGAATCTGATGTTCCTACTGATCAATATGGATTTGTAGGAACTATAAACTCAGATGGTTATACATTAGAAGATGGCACATCTGATGGTGTTCTTGTAAACAACAATGGTGAAACCTACGTTGGTTGGAATTGGAAAGCTGGTGGCAGCGCATCAAGTAATTCAGATGGGAGTATAACGTCAAGCGTATCGGCTAATACTGCCGCTGGGTTTAGTATAGTGTCCTACACTGGCACAGGTTCCAACGGTACTATTGGTCACGGCTTAACTAGCGCACCTGAATCTATACTTATCAAAGCAAGAACTAGATCAGAAAACTGGCTTGTGTATCACAAATTTGATGGCGGCACAGACGGAAGATCATTTTTGAATTTGAATCTTACTGATGACAAATTTGACAATGGAGCGAGTGGTTACTTTCAAGGAACCCCACCAACAGACAGTGTGTTTTATCAAAACGGATCAAGTTACAATGTAAGCACAGATACATATATAGCTTACTGCTTTCACAGTGTTGAGGGCTATTCAAAGTTCGGTTCGTTTCAAGGAAATTCATCCGCTGATGGTACATTTGTATTTTGTGGTTTCCGTCCCGCTTACGTCTGGCTAAAACGCGCTGATGCAAATGGTGTTGATTGGTCTTTATTTGACAGTAAGCGATTGGGTTACAATGTTGATAACAATAATCTACGAGCTTTTGCATCTTCAGCAGCAACAGAGCAAACTGATGATGATATAGACTTTGTATCAAATGGTTTTAAATGTCGTAGGAATTTTGCCAACAATCAAGGACATGTGATCTTTTTTGCATGGGCAGAAGCCCCCTTTAAATTTGCGAACGCACGATAGGAGATAATTATGCCGTGGAAATTAGGAAACACAGTTATCAAGGAAGGTCGTGGTTGGGTACATGAAAATATTCAGCACCCAAAAACTTGGATGCGTTACAGTGATGATTTAAAAAAACAGTATGGTTTAACATGGGAAGACCCACCAGCATCAGAAGCACCATTTGATACTAGGTTTTATCACGGCAGACAGACAGATGGCACTTTGATTCCCAAAAGCCTGACAGATGTAAACGAAGTAGATGAAGATGGTAATGCTTTAAAAGATCCTAACGGTGATCAAGTTGTAACACCCGGACTAAAAACCACATGGGTTGCACAGACAAAACGCACAGCAAATAACAAACTAGCTGTGCATGACTGGTATGTTACTCGCAAAGCTGAAAAATCTACAGCCATACCGAGTTCAGTCACAACATACAGAGACGCTGTTCGCACTAAATGTGGAGAGATAGAAACAGCATTGAATGGCGCATCTGATTTAGCGGCGTTTATGAAGTTGTTTGAGGATGAACGTAATTCAGACGGTAGTGTGAAAACGATTGCTAAAATCAACGACTGGCCTGATGAGATCTAAACTGTGCCGTTAACAAAACTGCAATTCAAGCCCGGTATAAACAGGGACATCACATCGTACTCTAACGAGGGCGGTTGGGTTGATTGTGACAAGGTGCGTTTTCGACAAGGATATCCAGAGGTTATTGGTGGTTGGGAAAAATATAGTGAAGAAAGATATTTAGGCACAGTTAGAGCGTTGCATAACTGGGTTGCACTTGATGGTTCTGATTTTCTGGGTGTAGGAACACATTTAAAATATTACATTGAACAAGGTCAGCAGTTTTATGATGTAACTCCTATAAGAAAAACATCAACAAACAGCATAACTTTTGCTGCAACTAATGGCTCTTCCACCATTACCGTGACTGACTCTAGTCATCAAGCTGTTCAAAATGATTTTGTTACTCTATCTGGTGCTGTTTCTTTGGGTGGTAATATTACGGCTGCTGTCTTAAATCAAGAATATCAAATAGACTCCATTCCCACTGCGAATACTTATACCATAACTGCAAAAGACACGTCAGGAGCAACAGTTACTGCAAACGCCAGTGACAGTGGCAACGGTGGGTCCAGTGGGTCCGGCGTATATCAAATAAATGTTGGATTGGACACGGGCGTTGGAGGCACAGGCTGGGGTGCTGGCACCTGGGGCAGAGGCGGCTGGGGATCTGCTGCAACACAGACTGTGACCACACAGTTACGAATATGGAGTCATGATAATTTCGGTGAGGATCTGTTAATTAATCCTCGAGACTCTGGAATATTTCTCTGGGACAAAAGCAATGCTCTTACCACAAGAGCGGTAAACATCGTTGACATAGCCGGAGCACTTAACCCCCCCACGATATGTAAGCAGGTCATGGTATCGGACATAGATCGTCATGTGATTGCTTTTGGTGCAGATACTATCAACACCGGAGAGCAAGATCCGCTTTTGATAAGATTTTCCTCACAAGAAACTGCCACTGATTGGACACCGACTGCTACCAATACAGCAGGAGATTTAAGGATAGGCTCTGGCTCCGAGTTTGTTCGAGCGATAGAAACCAAACGTGAGATAGTTATATTTACAGACAGTTCTATGCATTCTATGCAGTTTATAGGGCCACCATTTACTTTTGGCATACAACCCATAGCATCGAACACAACCATAATGGGGCCAAATGCTGCTGTTGCTGTTGATGACTCGATCTTCTGGATGGGCAGACAGAATTTCTATGTTTATGACGGTAAAACACAACAGCTTCCTTGCACTGTAAGAGAGCGTGTGTTTTTTGATTTTGACTTTGATCAGACTGATAAGACCTACGCGTCTGTGATATCTGAGTTTAGTGAAATCATATGGTTTTACACTTCCAATACAAACTCATTGGCAAATGGTGGTACAGGTGAGAATGATCGTTATGTGATATTCAACTATCTTGAGGGCACCTGGTACTATGGCGACTTGAGCAGAACAGCCTTTTTGGACAGAGGCATACGAAAGTTCCCTATTGGAGCAGCCGACACCTACTTGTTCAATCATGAGGTAGGTTACACAGATGACGGAGCGGTGATGCCATCGAGGTTGGAGTCAAGTCCCAT